TTGTAACAACATCATTTTTATCTAAGTCTTTACGAAAAAGAGTTAAAGCTAAGTTTTGACCTTCTTTTTTATCCATTACCACACTCAAAGCAGTAATCAAATTTTTTACTTAATCGAAAAGCAAAAGCAGTATTATCATTCCATTCAGAACCAATACATTGTCCTTTTGGATCGCTAATAATTGTTTTTGATTTTTGACCATATAAATCTCCCTTTAATATAGGATTTGTGCATTGTGAACATACCCTTTCTTTTCTAGTTTTTTTAAATTTCATTTTAAAGTCCTAAATATGGTATTGAAAAATATATGTGCAAAAATCCCCAGGCAATAACCCAGGAATAAAAGGTTTTTCAAAATGTATATCATCTTTAACATCTATACATTCACCTTTAATACCTAATGATTTTAAAGTTCCCTCTACTGTAATTTTTTCATATAAATCAAGTGAAGAATCATCATTATTAGCTAAATAAGATGCCCAGTAAATAGGAAGTCTTATTGAAGTTTCAATTACTCTTTTGTTCATAATGAATATCCCAATATATCTTCACCAAATAAATCATTGTTAAAAACCTGATTCATTTTTTCTTTTTTTCTACTTAGTTCATAGATTCTTTTTATAGGATCAACTTGTCTATAAGAAAATCCATTCTCTTTTTTATCCTGGGGTAAAACTATTCCTAACCCTGGATCGGTTTGAGATAAGAATAAATGAATAGGAGTATTATTTGTTGATGGATTAAATAAGTTATTCCATAAGTATAAACCTAGATCATTGTAAATATTTAAAGGTAGGCTTTTAAATATGCCATCTTCAAAGTATTGATAAATGGTACGTGTACCGCAGTGATCTATTGGTTTAAAGGTGATTAAGTTTGCAGATTTACCTTTTTTAATTGCACTATCAAAAGCAATTTTATTAAAGATGTTATACCTAGTAACCCATTTTTCATGGATTCTGCAATCATCTTCACACATAGTACCTGATCCAATAATCAGTACTTGTTTCTGAGAATTTTCAGTTTTTTTCATTTTTGGTTAGTTGAAATACTATTACCATTACTATAATACAGTAGTATTTTATTAACTGCAAATAAAAAATTCTCACTCTTAAAATATGTTTTGGCCTTTAATGTAGTTTTGGCCTTTAATGGCCTTTAATAGTATTTGTAAGGTTTTTGAAAAATGTAGTCATAATGAGGTTTTTTAGCAAAAATTACTACTAAATTTGAAATTTTTTATAAAAAATAATAATTTTAACTCAAATTTTTACTTGTTACAATTAAAAATTATAAATATTTTAAAATCAAAATAAAGATTTATTTACTTGACAATTTTTTTAATACTGTACTACAATACATTCTAAGTAGAAAAATTATTCTACACAATAAAAAATTATTATGATTAATCAAATTTCTTCTCCTTTTGCTGACTACATCCAGGAACAGAAAAAGCAAAAGTATCTTAAAAAAATTGATGTTTCAATGATTGCTAGTTATCACATAGCATATTATGAAACAATAATAAAATTAAGGAAAAGTACTATTAATACTCTTTCTAAAAATAAAGGAAAGATATTAAATAAAAATATTCTTGAAAAAATAAATCAAGATATTAATTTAATATTACCTTATGATGAATTTGGGTTAGTTGCATATCATCAAAAACCGGAAAGTAAAACCGATGAAAATAGAATTTATTTTTATTCTCATAAAAAAGAAATAAATTATTTTAATATAGATAGATTTGTATGTGATGTAATTATTTCAGAGAGTGCAAAAGATAGAAATTCAGAAACACTATTAAAATCTGAAAAAATAAATTATCAAGTTATACATAATCTAAACGTAAGAAGATTTTCAGATAATATCGAAGAATTAGAAAAATGGAAAAAGATTAAAGCAAGTTCTTATGATATACAATATAGAATAGATCAAATAAACCATTTGAAAAATGAACTAGATAGTTTTGTAAAATTATTTGATAATAGTGAAGGTTACAAACATAGTAATAATACAATTTTGGAATTAATCCAGGACAGCCCAAAACATAGTAATAAGATGAGATTATGGTTAGCTAAGCAAGAAGAATATCTTATTAGTTATGAAGAATTTAAGAAAGAGAATAAATAAAATATTATTAATTGTAAAGAAAATATTAATTATTTACTTTCTTCTATTGTGTAACAGTAGAAGATAGTTTATAATGAAGTATAACTAAGAAGACATCTTAAACTATCAACTTCTTGTTATCTAATCAAATGAGACTACCAATTATTTTATTTTCTTTCTTTGTTTTAACTTGGCAAGCTATCACAATTTCAAACACAATAGCAGAAAGACTACAACAAAGAACTGAACATATTAATTTTATTCTTTCTGAATACATGGAGAATAATTAAGATGATAAAAAAATTTATTTCTTTCTTTTTTCCTATTGTTTCAATATCTAATCTTGACTTCTTTGGTGTTGGTTATGATTTAACTGAATCTTATTTTGAATCTTATTATGATGAAGATTCTTATGCTATGGGTTTACTAAATTATACAGATGATAGAGGTTTTTTAGAATGGGATATGGCAGAACAATTTCTGGAAGAATATCAATGCACATTAGAAGATTATGAGTCAGAAACTAATGATGAAAATTATTCTACAATTGGAATTGTACAATATGTAGGAATTTAATTATGATTATTATTGATTCTATTATTATTATTTCTTTTACTATTCTACTTGCTAATCTAAATGAAAAAGTAAGCGAACATATTAGAAATAAAAAATACTAAATTAAAAACAAAAATAAATTAATCCTATTGTAAAAGATAGGATTTTTTTTATGTCATAAATTATTTATTATCTAATTATTTTTGTTTTGATTTTATTCTCTTTCTTGCATCTTCTTGTAAAAGTTAATTTTTAGTTTGTAATTGGTGCGGATGATTTTGAAAGAATTATTTATTTTAGATTTTGTAATTTTACTGTAAGAAAATTTTTGAATAAAAAAAAATATGTTCTTTTCTGGTTCGTCACTGCCTGGGCCTGACTTTTTTCCCGGGCTTTTCCTGCCTGCTACCGCCTAGGGGAGTGTAACAAAACTGTGTCAAATGTGTGTCAGAACCCTGAACCTACTGATAAAGCTAGAAATTATTTCCCTCTACATTATTTATTATAGTACAATACTACAGTAGTGTCAACTATCTTTTTGATTTTCTATTCGTATAGCCAGTTCTGGAGCATTAATATTTACAGTCTCAACGCTCTCCCCTACTACTTTACCTAATGAATCTAATATTTGAGCAGCAGTCTGATACTGACCTTTTCGTACTGCCTTATCAAAAAGTCTAACTCTCATGGCCTGTAACCTTGAGATCATATTTTCTCTATCTTTTTGCCAATCTTCTTCGTTCCACTTAGTTACCTCTTTCCAATCATTCCAAGCAGTTTTAACGCAAACACCTTCTCTTGAGGAATGTTCCAGCACCAAATGTCTTGTTGGCAACCCATCCAACTGTCTTTTGTATAATCTTTGTCTTCTTTGTTCTACAACCAAAGCAGGGGATCTACCTGGATTTCTTTTTCTAACTTTTGGAACGAACGAATCGTCAAAATTGTTTAGGATTGCTTCTGTCACGGACTGAAACTCGTGTTAATAATTGAATAATAACTCTAAAATAGCAAATCAGTCGATAAAAACCACGAAATAAACTAAAATTAGGGTTATTTTGTATTACATGAGTGTAAAAGCAAAAGAAAAATTGACATTACGTTGGGCACAGGGGGAGGTGTTCAGCAATAACAGCAGATTTAGGGTACTGGTCGCTGGCAGAAGATTCGGAAAATCTTATTTGTCATGTATTGAACTAGTAAACGCAGCGATAAAACGTCCAGGTGAGACATATTTTTACTGTGCCCCAACCTACCGCATGGCAAAGGACATCGCCTGGAAAGAACTTAAAAAACTTGTACCCCGTGAGTGGGTCGCATCCAAAAACGAAACCGACTTAAAAATCGAACTAATCAATGGTTCGCTGATTGAATTGAAGGGAACAGAAAACGCAACCACATTAAGAGGCCGTAGTTTAGCTGGTGTTGTTTTAGACGAAGCAGCCTTTATGGATTCTGATGTATGGTTTCAAGTTATCCGACCAGCCCTCGCAGACAAACAGGGATGGGCACTCTTCATTTCTACCCCTGATGGAACGGCTTCCTGGTTTTATGATCTATGGTGTTATGTACCAGAAGATGAAAGTGGAGATTGGAAAAGGTGGAGTTTTACAACTATTGAGGGAGGAAACGTACCAGCCGAGGAAGTGGAAGCTGCTAAAGCCCAACTGGACAAAAGAACATTTAAACAGGAATTTGAAGCCAGTTTTGAAAATCTTACAGGTTTGGTAGCTGTCAGTTTTGATGATGAAAATATTAGTAATGAAGCTGAAGATTTACATTTGATGCCGTTGTTATTGGGGTTAGATTTTAACGTAGACCCAATGATGGGAATATGTGCGGTAAAACACCAAAACTACTTATATGTTTTTGATGAGATAATGCTTACTGGTGGTGCAACTACCTGGGATTTTGCAGAAGAAGTTGTTAGAAGGTATGGGGTGGAAAGAAGAATTATTGCGTGTCCAGACCCTACGGGTAGTGCGAGAAAAACCAGTGGTGTTGGTGTCACGGACCACACAATTTTAAGAAGGAATGGATTTACAGTTATGAGTCCAAAATCACCCTGGAAAATCAGAGATAAGATTACTGCTGTTAATACTGCCCTGTATGATGCTAATGGTGATAGAAGAACATTAATACACCCACGTTGTAAAGAATTGATAAAAGCACTTAGAACTTTAACTTATGCACCTAATACAGGTTTACCCAATAAGAACCTGGGTGTAGATCATGCGTTTGATGCTTTCGGTTATCTTTGTTTGCAGCAATTTAACTTAGCGAAGCCTGAGACACTGGGCCAAACTTCGTTTAGAATATACTAAGATACCCTTTTTGCTTATGGCCTACGGAATGTCAACAACAAAAAAGAAAAAGAAGAAGAAAAAGGGAGGAAAGAAGAGACATGAATGTACCTGTTAATAAAGCGTTATACTCCAGAGTAAAAGCAGAAGCCAAACGTAAATTTAAAGTTTACCCCTCTGCTTACGCAAACGCTTGGCTGGTACGAGAGTACAAAAAGCGTGGCGGTACATATCGCACCGAGGCAAAGAAACGTGGCAAGAAGTAGTGGCGGTCTTACCCGTTGGTTCAAGGAAAAATGGGTAGATGTCAAAACTGGCAAACCTTGCGGACGCTCCAAAGGCGAAAAACGAGGCTACCCTGCCTGTAGACCTAGTAAGCGTGTCTCAAGTAAGACACCTAAGACTGCTTCAGAAATGTCAAGTGCCGAAAGAGCACGTTTTAAACGTGAAAAAACAGGCAGTAAGAAGATAACATACCAACATAGACGTAAAAAACGTAAGAAAAGGAGTTGAACATGGCTAAATCTCCTGCTATGAGTAGGTGTATGGGTTACATTTCTACTGTTAAAAAGAGCAAAAAGAAAAAATCCACCAAAAAATCTACAAAATCAAAGAAAAAATGACTGAAATCACACCAGAAATGCTCGACATCATCGAAAAAGTCAAAGGCAAGCGAAATCCTGCTCTCTGGGATCCCAGATGTGAACAATATATGCGAAATAGCAAGAAAGATACTGTAAAAAAGTCAACAACAAGTTAAACTAATCTTAAATACTCTTTTTTCTTAGGACAATGGCATTTTTTCGTGGCGAAGAAGGTTCTGTTAAATTTAAAAACGGATCTGGAACAACTGAAGCAGTGGTTTCTACAACAAGCTGGTCACTAGACATATCTAAAGACACATTAGACGTAACTGCTCATGGAGCAACATCAAGAGCTTTTGTAGGTGGCCTTATTTCTGGATCAGGTTCTATTGATTTTCTCTATACAGCAGCCAGTGGTAATGAGACTGCTAATTTATTAGCTGATGTTTTAACGGCAGAAGATCCAGCAGATGCACAATTTGAACTATTTTTAGATACATCTGGAAGTAAAAAAGTAAGTTTTTCTGGGATTGTGTCAGGAACAACTTTATCTGCTGAAACGGGCAACCTTGAAACTGTTAGTGTAAGTTTCATTACTTCTGGTGCTATTACTAACGCTGCATAATGCCTTTGAAGTCCTACTCAAAGAAGCAACGTAAACTTGCTGCTGTTGCTCCACCGAAAGATAAGATCACGGCTGCTGATCTTAAAAAACTACGTTCCAAGAAAAAAAGGAAAAAGAAATGAAACTAACAACTCGTCAAAAGAATAAGTTAAAAGAGCACTCAGAGCACCATAGTGATAAACACATGGAGTTTATGAAAAGACGTATGAGAGCAGGAGATACTTTTACTCAAGCACATAAAAAGGCACAAGCTAAAGTAGGAAAGTAATGCCACGCAAAAAAGGAGTCAGTTTATCAGTAGGAAGAGGAGAAAAGTCCAAGAAAGGAGGACTGACTGCTAAAGGACGAGCAAAATATAATAGAGCTACAGGAAGTAATTTAAAAGCACCAGTAACAGAAAAGAATCCAACAGGAAAAAGAGCAGCAAGAAGAAAGAGTTTTTGTGCGAGAATGAAAGGAGTAAAAGGTCCAATGAAAGATAGTAAAGGCAGACCTACAAGAAAAGCATTAGCATTAAGAAGATGGAGGTGCTGACATGACTTACGCTGTTCCTGGCCCAATACGAACAAACATAATATCTTCTACTTCAGCAGGAGGAGATGATAGTCCTTTCACTAGAACCAGAGCAGTTCTGGACATGATGAAAGGATGGGAAATAATGAAAGCTGTCACTGAAGGCACTGACTACCTAAGACAAAACAGCGAAGCATTTTTACCGTTAGAACCAAGAGAAGATTATGACGCTTACCTCGCAAGAGTAAACAGAGCAGTATTCAGTCCTTTTACACAAAGATTAATAAGAGCAGCTACAGGATTAGTCCTCCGCAAACCTATAACACTAACAGGCGATCCATACTGGACAGAAATGTTCAAAATGGATGTTGATGGCTGTAAGTCAGATTTAGATGAATATGCAAGAAGAGTATTAATGTGTTCATTAACTTATGGTCAAAGTCATATCCTTGTAGACTATCCAGCACCATCAGGAGCAAGAAGCCTGGCAGAGGAACGAGCACAAGATCGTAGACCATATTGGATCGAAGTAGATCCCACCAATCTTTATGGCTGGCGATTAGATAGAGAAGCCAATTATGGCAACTTGATACAGGTGAGACTGGCTGAAAAAGCAGTACTACCAAGTGGTCAGTTCGGTGAACAAGTATTCGATCAGATAAGAGTAATAGAACCTGGTAGGTATAGAGTATTTCGTAAAAAAGAACAATTAGAGGAAATGTACGATGTTTCTGATAATAGTTCTGTAGGTGAATTTGAAGTTGCAACAACTCAAAAAGACTACAAACAAGTTGAATCTGGTAACTTTTCTCTTGGTGAAATACCTTTAGTTACTATTTATTCTGGCAAAACAGATAATTTAGTCAGCAAACCACCTTTGCTTGATATTGCATATTTAAATCTTGCACATTTTCAAAGACAGGCAGATTTAATTCATAGTTTGCACGTTGCATCACAGCCAATGCTAGTGATGGAAGGATATGACGATCAGACCAAAGATCTTGCTATATCTGTAAATTATGCAATGGCAACACAACCTGGTAATAAAATTTACTATGTAGAACCTGCGAGTAGTGCTTTTGATGCTCAATCTGCTGAAATAAAAGAATTACAAATGCAGATGGCTACTTTAGGAATCAGTACATTATCACAACAGAAATTTGTAGCCGAATCAGCAGACGCTAGAAGATTGGACCGAGTAGATACTAATTCAATGCTTGCAATGGTATCTATGGAATTAGAACAAAAACTTCAAAAGGCTTTCAACCTCTCGGCTGAGTATGTTGGAATCGAACCTCCCGAAGTAAAGATCAGTAGAGACTTTGACATCGAAAGACTTATCGGACAGGATATTACAGCCTTAACATCACTATTCGATCAGCAAGTCATTAATAGAGAGGAGTTTAGAGATATTCTTGTACAGGGTGAGGTGTTACCTAATGCTAATGAGGTCAAACCTGAATAAGCTGCTAGAATATTAGATAAGTACTTTAAAACTATGGCTAAATCTTTGGACAAGGTTCTTCAATCTGATGGATCTTATAAGTGGGAACTTGTAGAACACGCTTCTGAGGCATCAAGAGAAAAAGCGAAGAAACCTGCAAAGAAAGCAGTCAAAGCTGAAACTACTACAAAAACATCAACTGAAAAGTAATTTATGGCAATCGAAGAAAAAGTAATTCAGCCTGATTCTGTGAATCCTGCTGAACAGCCCGTGGCTGACACTCCTTCACAACCACAAGCCCCAAACCTAGATGCTATCAAAGCAGAATACGAGTCACAAGTAGCTGCTGCTCGTAAAGAGGCTGCTGAAGCACAGGAAAAGTTTCAAGGAATCAAGAGCAAACTGGACGAAGTTTACAAACAAAGAGAAGAAAAACGAACCAAAGAATTAGAGGATCAGGGTCAATGGAAAACTCTCTGGGAAGAGGCTAATAAAACTGCCCAGGAAAAAGATCAGCAGATAATGACTCTATCCCAACAGTTAGAAGAAATGAAAACTTCTAATGAAGTTGCCTCTACAAGAACTACAGCACTAGCAGCTATAAGTAATGTTGGAGCGATAAACGCAGAACAAACTCTGTCATTGTTACAGGGAAAGTTACAAAAGAACGCTGAAGGCAAAGTAGTTGTGCTCAATGGTGGAGTAGAGCAAGATCTTAATACCTATCTCAGCAGTCTCAAAAATCCTGGTAGCGGTTGGGAACATCATTTCAAGCCAAGTAGTGCTGCTGGTATGGGTGCAAAACCGAGTCCTACATCAAATGCTGGCGGAGGTCAGGTAAACCCTTGGAAAACGGGCAATCTCACTCAACAAATGGTACTATTAGAACAAGACCCACAGCTTGCAGCCGTGCTCAAGCAAGAGGCACAAAAATAGTTAGTTTCTGTGAAACTAATCCCCTTGTCCGTGGCTAGGGTATCGCAAAAGTATTTAAGGTAATCTGAATGGCTGCTCCGTTTCAGAATTATTCTGGCGGTGTCCTATTAGCGGACATCGTTAAGAGAAATAATCTCAGTGCATACGTTTCCGAAGCTATCAAAGAGCGTAGTGCATTTATTAAATCTGGTGCTGTTGTGCGTAACGCACTTCTTGATGCAACAGAAGGTGGAACAAGAATACAAGTTCCAGAGTTTAACCCAATCGCTCCAACTGAAGAAATCTTAGATGGAACTGCAACTTGGGGTACATCTAACAATGGTTTCCTAACTCCACAGAAAATTGGTACAGGAACACAGATCGCAACCATCTGCCATAGAGGTTTTGCATACGCTGTTGATGATGTAGCTGTATTGGCTGCTGGTGAAGATCCAATGGGTCA